TAATAACATTGGTTGGTCTTCAAATTCAGATAATTTATTTCCAAGTGTTATATATGTCATTCTTGTAATATAATATTTGTATTCGCCACTATCTTCTTCTCCACTACCATCACAATATCCACAAGTGTGTGAACCATACCCACCACAATCCTCACAATTTTTGTGACCACTCCCTTCACACTCTGAACATTCAAAATCACCTTGTCCTCCACAATTTCTACAATCTTCTGTTCCAGAACCACTACAACCTGTACACTCTACTTCAACTTCTACTTCATCTCCTTCATCATCTTCTTCTGTTTCAGTTTCAGTTCCTTTACCATCACAATACCTACACTCTTCAGTTCCTTCACCACTACATTCATAACATTCTTCAGTTCCTTCACCATCACAATACCTACAGTCTTCATTTCCTGTACCGTCACATCTACTACATTCTTCATCACCACTACCTTCACAGTTACTACATTCTTGTTTTATTTCTTCACTATTATCATAAAAATCAATAACGTATAAATAAAGATTTCTCGATAGACCTAAAATTGTTTCTTTTTTATATCTACCTGTAATAATAAGATTGGTTATAAAAACAAGTTTAACTTTGTCGGTAGGTGTTGAGACTCTTGAAAGTAAAAGCTCAGCAAAATGATTACTTTTACAAACTTTAAGTATTTTACTAAAACCAATAAAACCGTTTTCTCCGTATTCGTCTTTTGCAACCTCAGCTAATGATTGTGCAATTCCATAAAGTTTGTTTGGGTCTAATGACATATGTAATAAATATGATCATTTTAGAAAAAAGAAACCGTGATGGGAGTCAAACCCACACCAATTTTTGTGCTAACCAATTACACCACACGGTTTTCTTTGTTATTCTCAACTACCGAGTTAATTTTTATTTATTGCTTTTACGGCCGAGTATTAGACAAAAGGGTAAAAATAACAAAATCCCTGAGAGGTTATCTATAAATATCTTATAGTTCTTGAACTTGAATCATAACCCAATCAACCTCACCTTCAGTTAAATGTCCTAGTACGTCATTAGTAATATGTGTGTTGTAAGATATTTCCCAATCTTTTTTATTACCATAAATTATCGCAACTTCCCATTCACTATCATTTGATGTGTAGGAAGAAAAACTTTTGGATATAGGATTTTTATATCTAACAACAGAAACCCCGTAACCGTTTTCAAAAAAGATTAGTCCGTGAAGTCCGTCACCAAAACTGTGAGGTTTAAATATTATGTCTTTAAATGATTTCATTAATTATTTAACATTATATATTGATCTTCTTCTAAACCTTTTACTCCAAGTTTATAAAGTGCGAGTTTTAATACGTGGAGTTGTCTTGCAACATTATACTTGTTAACTAATAAATCACCTAAAGTTATTCCCGTTTCTTTATGAAACTTATTGAAGTCATTAAATCTACCTTCCATACGTAATCTTAACTCGCATCCACCGATGTAAAGGTCTAAAAGTTGTTTTTTATTGAACACGTCTATTAATTCATCGGTTTCGTGTTCCATAGAGAAAAATAGGGTGACAAGTTCTTTGTTCATATGTTTTATTTTTACAAAGATACATAATTTTCTGAATACTCGTTAAGTTCTTTAAGATATTTTATAAACTCCTCACTGTTTATAAATTCTTCATGTAGTAGTTGGTGAATGTCTTCCATGTTAATTTATTTGTGATCCCGAATGGATTCGAACCATTGACCTACTGCTTAGAAGGCAGTTGCTCTATCCAGCTGAGCTACGGGACCGTATTGTTATATTTTCTTAACCTCGTAAACGTAGCCCGAATCTGAATTTAATTCGAAAATTTCTCTCATTTTTTCGGCATTCTCAAGGGTATCAAATTCCAAAATTTCAGACTCACTATTTAATATGATAACAGGAACTCTTTTTTTGTTATCATTCATTTTAATGTGTTTTATAATTACGTACATATCTTTTTTTAATAATGATATAAAATAAAAATCCCCCAGTCAACTAAGAAAGGGGGGTTAATTTATATTTTGTTTTTTTATGTGCCAATTACAATCCCTCCCATATCTAAACCGTTGGTTGCTTTCATCGTGTCTTCAACCTCATCGTATAAATATGATTTAACAACAGCAATTACTGATTGTTCAGATTGAGCCAATTTTGTTTCCATCCAATCTTCCAATTGTTCACCCTCTTCCATCATTTCCCACATTTTATATGCCAAAGTTGCTATAGTAAAAAGTTGTTGTTTTGCCATGTAAGATCCTGTTTCATCTTCATGGTTTTCTTTCAACATTTTAACCATTCTTTGTAGTTGTTTTTCTGTTATAATAATTTTACTCATATCTTACCATGTTCTACAAGCCCAATATCTTGGTTTCCATCTTGGGCCAGGGTTATCGCAATTATGTCTTGCTCTAAAAGACTTTCTTCTTTCTGGATTATTTTTCTTTATAACCATTCTTTTACCTTTAGCGGATTTACCACCAAAACCAAAATTTACTTTAACCACCTTACCTTTATCGTTTTTAACATATACTTTGAATTTTTTGATGTCTCCTTGCATAATTTTACCAAGTTGGACTTTTCTTCCTTGGTATTCCGCTTCGTTTAAAAAATTAAAATTTTCAACGGACCCATAAATATCTTCATATAAAAAATGACTTTCTTCTTTAACAAATTCTTCTTTTAATACCCTCTTAATAATGTTTTCTATATTCATATCTATAAATATCATTAAAGTTTAGAATCTATATTTGAACCTATTTTTTTATAAACAGGTTTATTACCGTGTGGTTCAATTCCTCCAATTGGTGGTTCAATAAGTGTGGCCCCAAGTGCTTGGTATTTTTTATAATAATTTCTTACGTCATTTTCATCGTACTTTTTATTACCGCCCCAACCCCACGATCCTTGAACTGCATAAATTTTGGCATTAGGGAACGTTTTATTAACCGCAGAAAATAATCCGTCCACATCATTTTGAAAATTACCGAAACCTCCGTTAGTCCCTGTGCAAAGTATTACGTTTTCAACTTCCGGACTATTCGGGTATTTTTTAACTGCATCTCTCAACCAATTTACGGTAGTACTACCCTGATGTAGTGTGTTTTCACCTTCAGGTCCTGGTACCATTTCAGCTTTAGATGTGTTTTTATCAACATATGGTGTTTGTGAATCACCTATTATTATATTTTTAGGTGTTTTACCTTCTTTTTTTGATTTTTTATCTGACTTAATTACTACTTCAGATTTTTGTGTACTACTTTTTTTTGATTTTACATTACCTCCACTAGCATTATTTTTATTTAAGGTACCCCATACCATAGTTGGTATATTATCTTTTTCTTGTTGGTAGGTCTCCCAGTCTATTTCCAAATACTTTATTTTATCTACTTTTTCAAAATAGAAAAGAAATACTTTTTTATCTGACTTTCTTCTAAATCCAAATATTTTTTCTCCGTTTTTTGTTTTATATGGTAATTCAATCACAGTATTAATAAAAGTACTAGCAGGATTAAATATTTTTCTGGTTTGTAACATGTATTTTAAATAATCTGAACTTTTGGCCGGTTCAACCGCTTTAATTTTTTCTGAGTCCGGTACAGACACATTCAATGAATTGTCAATTGTTGGCATCTCAGATTCTGTTTTATCCCAATATTTTTTAAAATACGCTTTACATGTAGCACCTTCATCCAATCCCTTATTGCTGGAAACTTCACCATGACCATAAACTTGATTAAGTGAATACCCAAGAGATTTAACTAATAATAAAGCAGATCTACACTGTGATATTAAAACGTCCGAATCGTTGTTGGCAATAATTTCAACACCTTGAGCGGTGCTATTATTGATGCCTTTAGCCTTTGCTGAACTGTATAAACTACTTATGTGAGCCCCCTTTGTCCCTTTTGTTCCTTTATAAACTTTTGCATCCCTATCTATAATATATTGAATACCTAAAGGTCCGTCTTTTCTTGTATTTAAAACCGCAACAACTTGTTGTGCAGTACCTCTTCCTGCAGTATGATGGAGTATAAAAAACTTATCGCTTTTTAAATTTTCGTTTCTATATCTTGAGGAATTAGATATATCATAAATTTTAAAATTTTCTTCATTTAAAATTTTTTTCTCGTGAGCCTCTTTAATAACCTTCCTTATGATGTTTTTTAAATCCATAATAATAAATATATCGCACAATAAAAAAAGGTGAGTATTACCTCACCTATTTTCGGGTCGACACAAGATGTGTTCGAACTGCCACCACTTTGTTTTAAAGATTAACAAAGAAACTACCCCTCCAATTTAGATTTTGCAAGTACCACCTCGGCCATAGACACCTCTTTTGTCTTACCGATAACCAAAGAGTCTTTAAGTATTGAGTTTGGTATGTGAACTAAGAAGTCCTTACCGTTGAAAGTTGAGAGGTTTTGGTTCAACTCTATTGAAGAGTGAACCATATTTAAAAATATTTTGAACTGTACCTCATCCATGAAAGTCTCATTTAAAACTTCTCCGAACTTAGGATGAACTATCATTACGTGTTTATGTGTTGCCATATTTTTTATTTATTATAAAGTTAAGAATAAATTTTGAATTAAACAATTTGTTTGTAAGTTATTTTTTTAATATTTATATTATCATAGTGAGTGTCTACACCAAAATATTTAATCTCATTCGCTATTATTTTTTCAATTTTGTATCTATAATAACCATTACATCTTACTTTAAATCTTTCACAGTATCTGTTTGAGTAAAAATAACTACTATCTGATCTCATATCAACAACCACGTCAACTTCATACAAAAAACTACTACCCCAACCGTTTTTATATTTTCTTACATTAACAATTTTTACAACCGCCTTATCAAGTTCAGAATATGCTGCATTATCTACCTGTTTTAATTCAAAATTTGATTCTTTCAAAACCATTTTGATTGCTTTTACTTGTGTGTCTCTGATTGCTTTTCCTTCTTTCATGATACAAAGATATGCAAAAATTTTTAATGCACAAAAAAATGGACAATAATATTTTATCATCCATCAATTTTTTTTACCAGTAATCATGTTTTAAAAAAAAAGGTTGAGATTACACCTGTTATTGAGAACCTTTAGAGTCATTATTTATTCTACTCTTATCCACTTCCTTTTGAGAAGTATTCCTCAGTGACGATTATTTAGGTGAATCACTCCTTGAGGTTTGGATTACTCTCACCTTACTTGACTCTTTCCGAGGATGCCTCCCCAGTTCGTCCTTGCGGGACTAAAGGTTTTTCGGATAATTACACTCAGACTTGGGATCCTTGTGTGCAATGAACGGCTCATTACTATGTAGTCACCTTTCATCCAAACCTGACAGACACTTTTCCTTTTTGTAGTTAATAATTTAGTTTTATTACTTTCCATAAAGTATTTGTGTTGTGGATTGTCAAAGTAGTGGTCTGCCAACCGAGCCAACCCATCTTTTGGACGAATCGATACTCAACTACTCTGTGAAATGTCCCCATTTCCATACATCAAGATTACTTCAAAACAATTCCTTTGGTAAGGAATCATTAGGGTTGGTAACAGCACCACCTGTACACGAACATACCTTTCGGTTTTAAGTACCCTATCATAATGGAACTCGCAATAATAAAATTGGATAATCTTATTTTTTGCATAATTCCTACGGGTTATTCCTCTTGGTGTTCCCACCTCAAACTGACAACCCACATTGCCAATTCGTCGAACCACTTTCCCTACAGCGTTGCCCTCGGTACTAAAGGTTAAACGGTATCCCGCTTGTGTACTCGACCTCAACAAGTCCAAAGACTCACCAAGACGCAAACCCATTACACGTTAGGTTCACTTTATCCCACTTTCGTGGTTTATTTTAATGGACCATACACGGCCCAATGACTTAATTTAGTTTCACACTTAGAGAAAGGGAGGTGTTAGTTCGCTTTTTATAATTGTGACGACAATTTCAGTCGGTTTTAGTTTTTCAAAGAACGTTTTTTAGACTTGACAACGAGTATCTTTCATCCCCTTTAGTTTCAAATCTTTTACAAAGTTAAGTCTTTTTTTTCAATTAGACAAGTACTTTGTTAATTTTTTTCTACGTACACCTTGTCAGTTCCGTATTTTTTAGCCATGATATCAGCAAACTGATAATTAGGTGTAAATACTCTTTGACCTTTGTCATTGATGTAAGCGTAAATTTCATTTACTACTTGATCTTCACTCATGTCTTAAATTATTTCAATTTATTATTAGGACGTTTCCTAATTGTTTTACAAATTTAAAACATTTATTCTAAACTGTCAATTGTTTTTTACAAAAAAAATGAATTTTTTAAAGGTAAATATAAATATGTGATAAAATATCAAAAATTAATAAAATGATGAATTTTTTAATATTTCTATCCCTAAATATTTATATTTTCCTTTGAGTGGTATTTCAAATACCATCTTTCCTGGAAATTTATAATCATTTTCAGGTAACATTAGTTTAATGTGTCCAGTGTTATCAATACCCACTAAAGGGTAATTAACATTTTGCATTGTAATTCGTCCGCTTTCAATCATTGTACATTTACCTGGATGATCCCATTGACCTCTATTGTCGGTTATACAATTTAATTTAGACATTACGTACTTCCAATCATTTTCAGATAATATCTTTTGTCCATTAACGTGATTTTTTAATAATTCTGAAACAGCAACTTTGTTATAACTTTCGGACAATCCTTCACTTTGGTTTTTTATTTTATCGTTTAAAATTTCAACAAACTTATCTCTTATGTCTTTTGTTAGTTCTGTTGTACCTCTTCCCTGTTTTGGATTTGCAAGTAACTCAACGTCAATACCTTCTCTTTTCATTCCACTAATTGCCGATTGAATTTGTTTTTCAGAAAGCTTTCTAAATCTTAAAAGTTTTTGTTTTATATCTTGTATGAATGAATTTGATCCTTCGTAAAATGCAATAGGGATTGCTTCTTCGGGTAAATCTTTTACATATGGTTTGTCATATCCACTATAAACAAAACCAATACCTGAAATAGTAGTTATACACTTATGTCCGCCAGCGTTTGCCACTAAATAGTCATAAGCACTTATTGTATTTGTTTTTGGATTAAAGGAAGGCATTGACCCGTAAATCGCATCCATATCTTTTTGTGTAAATCCTACGGAATCTTTTGTTGCCTTTTTTTCAGAAACTTTTTTAATAATCTTATAAGGTAAAATTACTTGTTCAAGTTCAGGCTTAAAACTTAAAAGTACCTCGTCTTTTATTTTTCCCAAATCAACCCCTTTCAGTTCTCTATCGGCTTTATATGGGTTACAAGACGCTTGAACCAAACCTACAGGTGCACCAAGACCTGTAACCAAAAAGTCAGCATCAGGATTTAAATCAAATGGTGTATATCTATCATATGAACCTTTTTTCATTGATCCTAAACCAAATTGATAAAGTACTCCACCTTCTTTTTGTATTACCCCTTCTTTTGATCTGTCTTCAATATATTTTTTTTGATTTTGTTGCATTACTTCTGGTGCAGCAAACCCATGTTTTTTTGCTATATTTACAATAGTGTTATACAAATTTTCAAGTGACGGCTCACATTTCATTACAAGGTATTCAAGTAAATCTCTACCATCAACCTTATCGTTTTTATAGGCTAAAAGAAGTTTATTTAAAACAAGACCCATCAATAATTTATTTCTTCTAACACTTTGGTCCTTATCGTATTTAAAAATAAAATTCATTACCATTTTTGTTGTGATTTGATTTGCCGCAAAGTTTGCAGAATCAATGGTTGATACAACAAATAAATCTTCATCTTTAAATAAATCTTTTGGTGATATTGTTTGAGATATTGTTTCAACATTTGATCTTGAATGTTTGAAGCTAGTTTTTGTTTCTTTTTCAACACCAACTTGTGAGTCATGGTGATCTGTATGTATTTCAAACATTGGTTTGCCGTGTGCAAAATCAACAAGTACTGGCATTATTTTACCTTCAGCGTCTGTCTTTTTAATTGCCCATTCTTTTTCACCATATTGTATTATTTCACAATCAACCACTTTGAACCCTTGATTTTCAAGGTACTTTTTCATTGCAATTCCTGTAGTTACGCCGTCTAAATCTTGATGAAAATATATTTTTGCTTCCTTGTATCTTTTAAGGAGTTGATTTATATCTCTAATACCTGATTCTTTAAGTAGTTTTTTCATACTTAATAAATACTAAACAAAATAAAAAAACCAACATTACTGTTGGTCTTCTTTAATTTCTTCTAAGTTTTTGAAATACTCTACCCTTGTTCTCGCAACTTCAGTATAGTTTGGTGAGAGTTCTATTCCCAACCATCTTCTTCCGAGAACTTCAGCAGCAACTAAACTTGTTCCACTACCAGCGAATGGGTCCAAAACTATATCGTTCTTGTAGGACAATATCTTAATTGCCTTCGTCGGTATGTCCATGGAGAAAGTTGCCTTGGTGAGTGATTTAGTATCTGCAAAATAATTCCACTGACCAAACACAAGTTCCATAAACTCTTTCTTATCTGTTTCTTCATAAACAAGTTTCTTTTTTATGGTTCCATCCTCCTGTTCAATTTCAGTTGGTGTTCCTTTCCATTGTGGTTCTCCTTTAACCTTTTTAATGTGGTTTTTTTTATATGCTAAAATAATACACTCTTTAGGATTATAAATATATGGACTAGATGGTGACATCCAAGAACCCCACGCAGTGGTTTTACTTCTATGTGGTGATTGTTCTTCTAAATCAACAATACCAAAGAATCCAAAACCAATTTCTTTCATTATTTGGTACATTTCAGAAACAAAAAATATTCTTCCACCTTTCTTTTGTCTGTTAATTTCGTAAGGAATGTTTAATGCGATACGACCATCGTCTTTTAATACATTATACGTTTCAGTTAACCAATTCTTTGCAAATACCAAATACTCATTAAACTCTACATCATCATTATGTGTATCATAGGCAATTCCTACACCGTATGGTGGTGACGTAACCACTAAATCAATACATCCTTCAGGTAATGTTTTCATGACCTCAACACAGTCACCATTTATAATCTTGTTTGTTTCTATCATTTTTCTAATATAATTTTATTATCCAAAAGGTTTTGATTTATTAATAACATATCAGGACTAACCTTTATCATTAAGGCCACACCGCTTTTAGATTTTATTGAATTTTTATTTTCAAACGTGTCAATTTTAGTAGAAAACCTTGTTATTGAAGTATAAGTACCAGTTTTTAATTTATCAACGTCCCTTTCTCCGAATTTCCTTATTTCATCTAAATTTAAAATCGGGGTTTTTCTAACTAATGTTTTATTTTTGAATCTTAACCAATCGTAATTATAACCATCATTTTGGTATAATTTTTTTACTGAGTTTTTTAATGCTGACTCTAAGTGTTCAACACTTTTAAAATCACATTGAAGTTTTATAATGTAGTTAATATAATCTTCAGTTATAATGACATTACTTATACCTTCTTGTTCTTTTAAGTTTTCTTTAAAAGATTTTACTTTTTCTTTAATATCATTAAGTTTTGGTACTTTTTCTCCGTATAAACTATCCAGTGCTAGTATTGGGGTTACTTTAGTTTTACTGGCACTAAGATTAACGGTGTATTTGAATGTTCCTGATCCGTCTGTATTTATTTTCAAATCATCAATAATTTCAATACAGGAAGTTAATAACAATATTAACAAAAAATAAAAATATTTCATTTTTTCTCTAACGTATCAATATGATGTTGTAAATACCACAACGCCTTTTTTAGGTCCTCCAACTCTTTTTCTTTGTTTTTCTTTCCGGCTCTTGAAATATACTTTACAGTATTACCTAAGCTAAACCCAAGATCCCACGCATCGATCACCTTGATTGCTTCGTATTGATTATCTTCACCACCATAATGTTGTGGATGATTTACCTGTTCATTACTCATAAATCCCTAATTCCAATAAATAACCTCTCACTTTTTTTCCAAGCTCCATATCATTTGGGGTTTCTATAACCAAATTGATTATATGTTGTGGGTCAACATTAATTTTTTT